CTCCGTGAGGAGGGAACTCGACTTGCTAGTAGTGTACCTTACTGGTACCGACCGCATGACCCGCTACAGACGCAGCGAGCGTACATTTTACAAGGTGTACCGCTTGTAACGACGATGTGAAAGTCGTCAATGGGCCTAACTAAAGTCTAAGGCCTTCCGTTTGTGGCTTATCGTTAACTCTTTCAGAGGGGAGTGATCCCTTCGAATGGTCGATTATGGCAGCCTACGGATACTCAACCAACTACCAGAAACAGTGTACTGGCGGTACAAAGACGACCGCTCCTTTCTGCTACACCACCTCCTACCCCGGGTTTATTCTCCAGGGGAACAGAGGTGGCGTGAAGCGGAAAAAGCCGTCCAATCTGCGTGCCAACACCACTGGTTACAGTAGCTTCGAGTGGAAGCAGGTTCAGATCGCACCTATTAGCGACGAGTTTGGAAACCTCGTTCCCTATGGTGTGTTCGGAATGCCTGGAGCTGCATCTACGTCCTCAGCGGATTTGACGAATGTCATCAACAGGGCCGCAACTGGTATCTTGGTTAACATCAAGAATCAGAAGTGGAACCTAGCAACGACATTTGCTGAGTTCGGTGAGACGCTGCGGTTCGTCGCTCATGTCGCCGAGAGACTGAAGTACGCCTATCTCGCCTTCCGTAAGGGAGACGTTTTAGCGCTATCTCATCTCTACCGTGAGTATGAAGCTCGCGGTGGTCGTCGGCTGAAGCCGTGGAAACGCTTTCGCAGGGACTACCTTGCGTTTCGCTACGCGGTTCGGCCGATGATCCAAGACCTGGACGGTCTCCTCCTGGAGATCGCCACATCCAATGCTCAACCGTCCGTGAGGTCGGTGCGATCGAATCAGTCGTGTACAACTTCCAAGACGTACAAGACTGCTAACCCTTCTGGGTGGATAGGTGAACTGATTGAAGTACAGTACACCAAGCTCGACTATTGTCGGGCAGTCGACTTCACAGTCGACCCCATGATCGCTAATTGGAAAAGGCTCGGCGGTACAAACTTAGTCGCGGTTCTTTACGAAGTGACGCCGGCGTCCTTTATATTCGATTGGTTTTGCCCCCTGGGTAAATATATCGGGTTGATGGATGCCGACATCGGCGTGTCGGTAACGAGTAGTTATTCGGTCCAAAAGACCAGCTCGAGATCGATAAGCAACTTCCGCAATGGTGCAGCCCTTTACAACGGCTGGACTTACGGACGAACTGTAGGCCTCGGCCTGCCTGGAATCCCGAAACCGCAAATAGCCCCGAGTCTGGACGCTCTGAAGTGTCTAGATTTGGTCTTGATCCTTTCACAATTGCGCGGGCGTTAGCCCGTTGGAGCAAAACATGCAAGCAGCAAGCATGACCGTCAACGACGGCACCGCGACACCCGTCGCGATCACCTTCGTTCCGGAGTCGGTCACCCCCGGCCTCACCTCTTTCGTCGACCGGCGAAAGGGTGCCCGTTCTCTCCAACCCTCCATCACGTCCGGTTTCTCCGCGCCGTCGAGCAAGCGCCCGACGGCCCGCGCCAACTTTGGGGTCACGTACCCCATCGAAGGCGTGGTCAACGGCGTTGCCGCCCCGGTCTCCGTTGCCCGATTCAATTCGGACGCGGTGATCCCGGAGAGCATGCTGATCGTTGACCGGAAGCATCTCCATGCTTTCGTCGTCAACGGCCTCAGCAACGCTCTCTGGAAGGCGATGTTCGTTGACTTGGACCCGATCTACTAAGGTCCTCCAACTGGCCTCCCGGCCAGGTGCCCTCACGGGCCAACCGACGTGAAAGTTAATTCTATGCGCGAGCAAAGAATCTCGGCTCCTCTTGCAGGGCCGACCCGCGAAGCTGTCGTGAGACACTTCCAGAACGTATGTGAGATACTCGACACGGCTGTATCGCTCTCTTGTTTTCTGCTTGCAGAAAACGGAGAGTGGGACCAGCTTGTGTCAAAAACAGTATCATCAGACGATTATCTGTTCGCGGAAAGCTTTCGGAATGACTACCTCGCGGTGTCAATACTTTCGAAGGCGGACTTCCTCCCGACTAGCTTCAACCGCCGTGAGGCGGCTAAGAAGAAGTTCTGGGAGGCGGAAAAAGTGTGTGGAGAAACGAACGTTCGTTTAGGACAGTTTATGGACGGCATCTGCCTACCGCTGAGTAGGTCCGTGTTAGTGACCCTTAATCGGGCTCAGCAATGGATCGCTCGCGTTCTTGGTAAGGTCCCATCCATGGATTTCCCTGGTGGACGTTTCGGCCCCGGGTCGACTTCGGTCGTTAAGGGTCGTTACACGCTTACGGATAAATACGACCGTCTGGTCGAAATGACTCCTCGTCTCTACCCCTATTGGCGTGACGTATGTGGGCCTGAATGGGCCTCGTGTGTCACTGACGTGCGCTTGCGCGCGTCGAATAGGGTAACCTTCGTGTCGAAGAACGCTAAGACTGATCGTGTCATCGCGATTGAGCCGCACTTGAATGTGTACGCTCAGCTCGGGGTGTCCGAAATCATTCGAAGCCGCCTTCGGCGCGTCGGAATTGACCTCTCTTCACTTGCTGATGTTAACCGGATGCTCGTCGCAAACGCTTTTGACTGGCGTTTAGCGACGATCGATCTCTCTTCAGCTAGTGACACGGTAGCTCGAAAGCTAGTAGAGCTCCTCCTTCCGGAGGACTGGTATGATCTCCTTGATCGTATCAGGTCGCCTTACGGCGAGCTTGATGGTTTAGAGTTCCGCTACGAGAAGTTCTCGTCGATGGGTAACGGTACAACTTTCGAGTTGGAAACTCTCATCTTTACAGCACTTGCTCTCGCGACGGGTTCCGACCCGGCGATGACGAGCGTGTTTGGCGACGACATTATTGTGGAGGCTTGCCGTGCCGATAGCCTACTTGAGGTACTCTCCTTTTGTGGGTTTGAGGTTAATACTAAGAAGACTTTCTTAGCTGGCTCGTTTTACGAGTCTTGTGGCCAGGACTACTTTGTGCATACGAATGTCAGGCCCTTCTTCTGGAAGACGCTTGATGTTTCGTTGCACTTTAAAGTCATCAACGACATATCTCGATATGCGCATCGAAGCGCGTACCGGGATCACTATCGTGATGCGCGATTCCTCCCAGCGTGGCTTCGGGCCTTTAAAAGCCTTCCGCCTCGCCTCAGGGATTGTCGTGTTCCTGTGTCTGTCGGTGATTCTGGCGTTATCATTGATGCCAGCGAGTCTAATCTCCGACCTGCTAAGAATGGCTGGTTTGGGTACACCGTGAGGTGCCTCAAAATCAGCCCGAGCATGCGATTGGTAGATAGTTGCCTCGGCAGCTATCTAGCATCGCTCGACGGGTACCACACACAAGGGGACGACGGTCGGGAAACCGGCTATCACCCCATACGTGGATCCGAAGGTGCTCGTGTCGCGACCCAGTTCGCCTTTGGGCGCTGGGTTGGCCTAGGAGCCTGGATGTAACTCACATCCTTTTGTCCCCCATCTGGGGGTGGTAGGTCGTTGACCTATAACTGGG